TAATGGTTTTGCAATGCATTCGACTTATCGTGACAACTTAAACTTTTTACCAGACACTTACGTAGAAGCACTTGAACAAATGCGTATAACTAATCCAGCTAAAGCAAGAATATACGCTGACGGTTGTTGGGGCTTAATGGGTAAATTGGTGTTCAATAACTGGAATGTAGAAGATTTTGTACTTGAAGATGTATTAAAACAATACCCTAAAGCTTTGCATCGTTGTGGTCTGGACTGGGGTTTTATGGCTGATGAAACAGCATTTGTGAGTTTAGTAGTAGATTTAGCTTCAAAACAGATATGGATATGTGACGAATTATATGAAAAACATTTATTAAATGATGCTATAGCCCAATGGATTATAGATAATGGTTATTCTAAATCAATAATTACAGCAGATTCAAGCGAACAAAAGTCGATAGCCGAATTACGAAGATTAGGTATTAGTAGAATTAAACCAGCGAAAAAAGGTGGCGGTTCTATTAACGCTGGTATATTATTCATCGAACAATTCCAAATTCATATATCACCTAGATGCACAAATTTCAAAGATGAAATTAGTCAATATTCATATTTAAAAGATAAGAATGGTTTGTATACTAATAAACCGATTGATAAATTCAACCACTTGATGGATTCGATGCGTTATGCGTTGGAAGAATTCCAAGTGGGTAACAATAAAATTAAAACAATGTCAAAAGGTATACTTGGCATTTAATAGTAACAAAGGTTCGCCATGGCGAACGAATTGGAAGTGGTGTAAATGGATGAAATACAAAAGTTTTTATACGAATTATGCAAAGAATATGTTGAAACAATTGATATTTATGATACAAACGGTGAAGTGTCTGTAGACAGATGGGATTTAAAAATGTACGTAACAGATGTTATAAACGAAATGGAAAAACAAATTATGGAGTTGAGTTAGATGTTAAAAGAAAATAATTACTTAGTCGTACAAAGCATGGAACAATTTACGCCAGAAGTAATTTTAAAAGTTATTCGTTCACACAAAGCTAATCAATTACCACGTTTGAAAAAGCTGAAAGATTATTATCGTGGTAAAAACCACACTGTTTTAAAACGTACTTTTAATGATAAAAATAAACCTAACAATAAAATTGCTAACAACTTTTGTAGATTGATTTCTGACCAAATTACTAGTTTGTTTATTGGTAAACCAATTAAGTATTCCAGTGATGATAAACAAGCGTTGCTAGAACTACAGATTGTTAATGAAATGAATAAAGAAGAACACGTTAATGCGGTTCTTGCTAAAAGCGCTAGTATTTATGGTCAAGCGTTTGAAGTAATGTACATGGATAAGAATTCTGAAATTAGATTTAGCGTTTTACCAACAGAAGAAGTAATTCCGATTTATAGTGCTGGTTTAGAATACGATGAAATTATTGGTGCTATAAGATATTATTGTATAGAATCGCTTGACGATACAACAGATGATTTAAATGTAATTGAAGTATACGATGATACAAGCGTAGTAACTTATCATGATATCGGTGGCAAATTAAAATTTGTAGATGAAACTGTACATTATTTTGGTGCTTGCCCAATTAACGTGTACCAAGCTAATGATGATGGAATTGGTGACTTTGAAACAGTATTAAGTTTAGTAGATGCTTTTGACTTAGGTATTTCAGATACAGCTAATTTATTCCAATATTTTTCAGATAGCTATTTAGTCTTAACAAACGCTATGGATAGCGACCCTGAAAGTTTCGCTCAAATGGCACACGATAGAATTTTATTGTTACCAGAAGGCGGTACAGCAGAATTCTTAGCAAAACAAATTGATTCTTCTTCACTTGATAGCTACATGGACAGATTAAAAGAAAGCATTTTTAAATTCAGTTATGCGATTGATTTATCTGGCGAAGATTCATTCGGTAATGACACTTCTGGAACCGCTTTACGTTATCGCATGATGATGCTAGAAAATATTTGTAATAATCGTCAAAATTTATTCAGTCAAGCAATTGAATGCAGAAATGAAAAAATATTCCACATTTTAGGAATTAAAGGTAAACATTATAATGCTTCTGCTATTAAACAAATTTACACAGTTAACATTCCAGCTAACTTAACTGAACAAGCTACAATGGCGCAACAATTAACTGGTATTGTGTCACAAGAAACTTTACTGGAAATGTTATCTTGCGTTGATGATGTACAAGGTGAATTAACACGCATAAACAATGAGCGACAAGGTATGAACAGCTTAGTTGACCCTTACCAAGTACAAGAAGTAGAAGTGTTAGATGATGAAGACCAAGTACCTTTTGCTTAAAGTTGCATGGAAATATAAATTAAAATGGTTGATTACTAGGTGGTGAATAAGTTGGATAATCAAGAATACTGGACACAGCGGTTGATTAATCGTGAAGAAGATATGCATAAACGTGTACTTAAACTTGAAGGTGAAATGGGCAAAATTTATGGGCGTATCATCGGTGAAATTGAAAAAGATATCAATAAATATTTAGCTTACCAAACTATTGAATTAAACAAGCTGGATGTACCTAGTTTTTATAAAGAATTGAATAGCAAAACGTTAGAGCCTATTGACATGCAAGAATATCGAAATCTAGCAGATGAATTGTTAGCTAGATGGGAAGTGTTACCAGACGGATTAAGAAAAAGTGAACTTATGGCTAAAATTCGTATCTTGCGTACAAGGCAACAGCTAACTTTATTTGAGGCTATCAAGTGGAGTATTGATGCGCATATGAGCGATTACGCTGTAACGCTTGAAACTGAAATGGAGTCATTCCTTGTTGAAGAATACACAGAAGCTTATATGTACGCCCATTACGAAGATTCTGTACAAACTGGAATTTACATGCCAATCCAGATAAATCGTCAAGCTATTTTGGAATTGGTTAATACTCCATTTGAAGGTAAACACTTTTCAGACTACGTGTGGCAGAATAAAGAATCTATGGTTAACGTACTTACAGCAAAAGTGCAAGATATAACTGTAAGAGGTAAAGGTGTCAAAGAGGTGGCGAAGGAATTAAGGGCTTTCTTAAATCCAGAGCGTGGTAAAAAATATGGTCAACATGCAACCCAACGTATATTACAAACTGAAAGTAGTCGCATATTTAACAAAGCTAGAACAGATGGTATGGAACAACGTGGTAAGAAACACTACAAAATCTTAGCTGAATTTGATTCAAAAACTTGTAGTAAGTGTCGCAAGAATGACGGTAAACGTTTTGAAGTTGGTAACGAAGTTTTACCATTTCATCCAAATTGTAGATGTTCTGTTATTAGCGACAAAGATGATGGTAGCAGATACGATAAAGAAGAATTCGTATATGAATACGAAGGTCAACTTTACACGCAAGAACAATACAACAAAATCAAGAAAACGATTACAAATAAATCTAAAGTTAAAAAACGTTTTAAACAAGTAGATGCTATGAGCTACAAAAAATGGAAAGAAGAATATGTAAAATAAAAAAGCGTGGATAATAAAGTTATATTTAAAATGAAGGAATCAATCGTTTGGGGTTGTTCTAACAAAACAAAATCATTGGGGGATTCTTACATGGAAAATCAAGCGGTAAATCAAACAGTAGACACACCTACTGAACAAGTAGTAGATACACCTACTGAAGAAGTAGTAGAAAAAACTTTTTCTCAAGCGGAAGTTGATAAAATGCTTCAAGCTGAAACTGACAGACGTGTCAATCAAGCTAAAGCTAAATGGGAAAAAGAATTAGCTTCTAAAATGGAAGAAGAAAAACGTTTGTCAAAACTTAGCGCTGAGGAACGACAACGTGAGATAGCTAAACAAGAAGCTGAAAAGTTTCAAGCTGAACGTGCCGAATTCGAACAACAACGTGCCGAATTCCATCGTCAAAAAATGCAATTAGATTTAGTTAAAGAATTAGAAGCAGAAGGGTTACCAGTATCATTCAGTAGCTTCTTATTGGGCGCTGATATTGACACTACTTTTGCAAACCTACAAGCATTCAAAACTGAATATCAAACAGCTTTACAAAAAGCAGTAGAACAACATGTAGAAGAAGCTCTACGTGGTGGTAAATCACCAATGGGCAAAGTGGAAGGTAAAGGTGTTATGAGTAAAAAAGAATTCTTTAACCTTCCAGCAAAACAACGTACAAAAATGTTGAATGAAAATCCAGAATTAGTACAAGCGATTTTAAATGGAAATTAAAATAAAAAATAAAAAATAAAAGGGAGATTTTACATATGGCAAACACATTAATCGTTAAAGAAATGCTAGCTGAATTTATTGAAACAAAACTTACTGATGCTGTTAAATTAATGCCACTTGCTAAAGTAGAAAATATGGATGCAGAAGCTGGACACACAATTCGTGTACCTAAAACTGCTTATATCGGTGATGCTGTAGAAGTAGCACCAGGGGTTGCTATCGACTTAGAAAACATTACTCAAGACAGCGTAACTGTAGAAGTTGGTAAAGTCGCTAAAGGTTTATATTTCACAGTAGAAGATATTAACAACGCTTTCATGGATATTCAAGGTGAAGCTGAAAAACAATTGTTAAAAGCTATCGCTAGTGCTGTAGAAAAAGACTTATTTGCTGAATTAGCAAAAACTTCTTTAGCTGTTACTATCCCAACTTTAGATACTGACGGATTAGCAGATGCTGTAGCAATGTTTGGTGAAGATATTGAAGAAGAAATGTTCTTATTAGTTAACCCTGCTGACTTAGCTATTCTACGTAAAGACGATAACTTCATCTTCAATGCTAACCACAATGCTGGTGAAGTAAAATCTGCTGGTAGCGTATTTGGTATGGAAGTAGTAGTTACTAATCGTGTAGCTCAAGGCGCTCCATTTATCATCAAAAAAGATGCAGTAGCACTTTACATCAAACAAGGTGTATTAGTAGAAGAAGAAAAAGATATTGTTCGTCAAGCACACAATATCGTTGCTACTCAACATTATGCTACAGTATTACATGATGAAACTAGAGCTATCAAAATTACTGTTGGTGCTTAATTAGAGAGGTGAATAACAATGGTTTCAGTGCTTCAGAAACTAACGAAATTGTTAGGAATCACCGATGACGATAAAAACCTTGAATTACTAACCATTATAATTGGTTTAGTTACAGATAGAATTCTAGCTTATATTGAAGAAACAGAACTTCCAAAATCACTTGAATGGATTGTTGTGGAAGTTTGTATAAAACGCTTTCATTTATTAGGAAGTGAACATTTAAATTCTGCTGGCGTTGAGGGAATGAGCGCTTCTTATAAAACTGATAACTTGTTAAACGAATACAAAGAGTTTCTTGATAGCTATATTGCTACAAAAGAAACACCTAAACAAGCAACAGTTAAAAAGGTGCGATTGTTATGATTAACAATTTTAACACCACCGCTGAAATGTTTATTCAATCTACAGTAGAAGCAGATGAATTTGGTGGTTATACAATTGGTTTAAAATCTGTTGGGACTATTAACGCATATGTCACACAAGCTACTGAAAACTTATCTGTTGAAAACGGTAAAGTTGTAAGACAAGTAGTTACTAAATTGTATAGCACCAAATACATTCCACACGATGTTACACTTATTAAATGTAACAACAAAGAATATGATGTTATTTCATTCACCGATTATAACAAAGTTAAAGTATTGAGTTTAGTAGAGGTTAACAATGGCTGACTATAAAGCTTTTGTTAAGTGGCTAGGGAATATCAGTGATGAAATACAAGAACAAATCGGTGAAGTTGTAGAAGATATCACAGAAGCTACCTGTGATGAAACTAAGAAACTAGTACCAGTAGATACAAGTACATTGAAAAATTCTATTGACACAATGTATACAACTAATAAACTAACTGGCTATGTTTATACAAATATTCACTATGCGCCCTACGTTAACTACGGTACGTATAAGATGGAATCAAGACCATATATGGAAGATGCTTACAATAAATATTACGATAAATTTATAGAGGAATTAAAAAATCTGATGCATTGAGGTGAATGATAATGGCTAAATCTGCTTTGGTTGATATGCAAGTAGCTGTGATTAAATACTTACGTGAATCCATCGGTGTCTTGAACGTGGGCGATTGTTTCCCGCAAGACAATAACTTAACATATTTCGTTCACTTAAAAGAAGCTAGCGTTGCAGACATATCTAATAAACATAACATTCGAGCTAGAGTATCATTCACTTTTCATTGCATTAGTGAAGATACTACGAAGTTTCTGGAAATATTAGATGCTGTACAATCCCTAGCCACTACAGAATCTTTATTACTAGAAGCTCATAATATAGATGACGTAAATATCACAATGTACAATACATTCGTAGATACACAAGTTGAAAAACAAACACGTAATGGTGTTATTCAAATAGAATTCGATTTAACACAAAATTAAAAAATAAAAATGGAGGGTTTACACTATGGCTAGTACATATACTAGAGGTAAAGGTGTCATTATTGAAATTGAAAAAGATGGTGCATTTGTACCTGTAGCTGGTCAAACTGGTGGTTCTTTAAATCGTGAAGTTGACGTAATTGAAATTTATACAAAAGATGACCAATTCAAACAAAACTATGGAACTTACATTACATGGAGCATTGACTTAGAAGCTCTATACGTATTGAACGATGAAGGGTATGCATTAATGGAAGAAAAATTCAACGCTAAAGAATTAGTTAAAGTTAAAGTCGCTCTTGAAGACGGAAATGTTTACACTGGCGAAGGCTTAATTACTTCTTTATCTATGGATTTAGGTCAAGATGATATGGTAAGTATTTCCTGCTCTATCAACGGTTCTGGTAACTTAGCATTAAGTAAAGAAGAATAATCAATAAAAATAACATGGAGTGATTCAAGATGAAAATTGTGGAAATCGACTTTGGTGGTACATTAAAAAAACCTAAACATTTAAAATTCGGTGTTGGTGCTTTCACAGCTATCGAAGAATTAACTGGTAAATCAATTGGCGAAATGGATATGAACACAATGGGTTCATTATTCGTATTAGTTACTGCTGGCTTATTCTGGGAAGACCATAAACTAACAGTCAACAAAACTCAAAATATGGTT